GAAGGGGGTGGAAGTATGGCGCGTAAACCTAGAAAGTCGCGGGGAAATACGCGCGGCCCTAGAGGGCCGAATACGTCTTCTGGATCATCGGGTTCACCCCGAGCTGCCGCGTCCAATAGATATACTTCCAAGGAAGCATTCCTTGGGAGGAGTGCTATTGTCGCCGCCATCCTTCGCAAAAACCAAAAACCCACGGACGTTAGTCGTGGAAGAACAACACGGGAAAGGCCGGGGTCGGTAGTTGCCCCAGTCCTAACCGCTCGTGATGCAGGAAGGGACCGTAGGGACCGGGAGGCGTTAAAAGACACACGTCAGTTCGCTCAAAGAGCGCGTGGCTGTAAAAAGGCGCCTAATCCTGTGAAAGCGGGTAGGGCTTCTGCTAGAAGCAGAGAAAAGGGGGCTGCACCGGCCCCGGTCGAATACATTCCGTGGTGTTCGGATAGTCGGAGGAAGCGATGAGCGTGATCCCGAAAATCCTTGGTGTTTTGTGTTTGTGTTTCGGTGCCGGGTGTTCCGGCGACGTATATTTAGAAGGGAAAAAAGAGAATGGTTTTGCCGATAGTGGGAGCAATGGCCAAAGCTGCTATTCCAAGTCTAATTGGGGGATTGTTTGGAGGTTCGAAGAAACAAACAACTAGGACCAACTTTAAACAGTTGGTCAAAGACGCGCAGGCGGCTGGTTTTAACCCCCTGACGGCGTTGCAAGCAACAGGTGGTAACGGTAACCGCACAACTACCTTGCCAACAATGTCTAGCGCGGAGTTCATCGCAAATGCGATGGGTGATGCGCTTGGAGCCGGTCTCAGCTACGATCCTCTCGCGAAGAGGCGACAGCAACTAGAGGTCGATATAATGGAGGCCGAATTGGGGCGGCTTAGTCGGCCCCAGTCGGTGCCTTCGACTGCGAGCGGTTTTCCTTCACCACCTTCAAATTTGGGATCGCCTCGATCTCCGGGCATGGGCACCGGGATCGTTGCCGACTGGCAGGAAGGCGATCTTAGGCAAAGTGGCATCGATGCGGCTGATCCTGAATTGCCGCGAGAAGCAGAGGCCGACCTGTGGTCTTGGGGCCTCAAGGGCAACTTTGGCGAAAATATCTCCCGCGTGATTGGAAAGAACATGAAAAGCGCGGGGGATTATAAAGAATATGAGGCCGAAATTGCCCGGCGGGAAAAGTTCCGCTTGGATGAGGATCGTCCACGGTGGCAAATGCAGGTCCCGCGCGTCGAAGATGGGCGTTACAGCCCTGATGAGTTCAAAAACTCGACGTTTAGCTGGGACGATATGCCGGGCTTTACAAAGACCGGGAGGCCGATTTCGGCGGAATATGGAGACACCTATTTCGACGAAGCAACGGGTCGTAAAATGGTTTACGGCTCTACACGAAGCGGCATTGGTTGGCATCCTGCCGATTGAGGAGAGAAGGAAGTACTATGGTTTATGGAGTTAATCAGCAACTCAGCGCGCGTCCTCGCGCGGTCGCTAGGACCGTGCGGCGCGATGCTAAGCGCGTTATCACGTCGTCGGATGCTGGACTATTTGTGCCCGTGGCGCATATCCCGCTAATGCGGGAGGACAGTGTGCGACGTGGTCGCATGCGCGTGAATTGCGTGATGGGAGAGACCGCTGACCGCCTGTTGAATGGCGTGTCTATGAAGGTTGAAGCCCATTTCGTTCCGAAACTGGCGTTCAAACGCTTCCGGGGTCTCGAGAGCTTTAACCGCTCTTATTTCGGGGAACCTGAGGACCCGGATGATCCCACGAGCGTTATCCATTTTTATGAAACCAAAGACTACAACACCGACATCGAGACTGTGTTGGGTGTTCACAAGGCGACAGGTTCTAACAACACCGATATCATCGAAGCTTATAACGTTCTGGTGAATTGGCAGCGCAAGCAGCGTTCCAAGTCACTGCCGCAACGCGGTTATTTAGCTGGAACGTTGGCGCGGTGTTTTTGGAACAATACACAGTTGAGTGAGGTTGTTCCGTCGTTTGATAGTCAACAGGTCCACGGAGATGTAGCTCTTAACGTTGTTGCTACTCGGTTGGACGTTTCGACGGGAGAGACAGATACCGAAAGCCAATTTACGTCAACAGACGCTCAAAACAGGCTTTATGCTGCTTCGACTGCTAATCAGGCAGAGGTAAACCGTGTTTTTGCGGAGATGTCGGAAAACGGTGTTACGGTTTCTCTGTCTAACCTTGACTTGGCGCGACAGACGCAAGCGTTTGCTCAAATTCGCAATCGGTATCAGTCCATCGATGAGGAATATCTTGTCGATGCGCTTATGGATGGTTTGCGTATCCCAGATGCTGAATTGTCTGAGCCGATTTTGTTGGCTCAGCGATCAACCCTGTTCGGGTTTAATCAACGCTACGCTACCGATTTCGCTAATCTGGATAAGTCCATGACAGAGGGGCAGAGCTTTATCGATTTGGATTTCCGTATGCCTGCCAACTCGACTGGCGGCATTATTTTGATTACGGCTTCGGTCGTACCGGAACAGCTTTATGAGCGGCAACTAGATCACGCCGCTTATATTACTGATGTGGCTGATCTTCCTTCGAATTTGGTTGATAGCCTCGATCCTGAAAAGATCGAGATTATGACCAACGGGGAAGTCGACACCTCTCATACCGCGCCTTCGGATGTGTTCGGTTATCGTCCTCTCAATGCTGGCTGGATGCGAGATGCTCCAAACATTGGCGGAAAATTCTTCCGCCCTGATCCTACGGCTGCTTGGGATGAGGATCGAAATAGGTTCTGGGCAACCGAAACAGTTGATCCTTCTCTGACTGAGGATTTCTATCTCTGCACTACCCTTCCTAAAGACATTTTCTCAGATGCTAACGTTGATAGCTTGGAATTGTCTGCTCAGGGTTTGGTTGAGATTATGGGCCTGACCGTCTTCGGCTCGGCGCTTCGTGAGGCGACTGACGATTACGAAGCGATCATGGCTAAGATCGATCAGACGCGGATCGAACAGCCTGACACGGCGCCTGCTGTGGAAGTTCTCGAAGATGATCCCGGTTCTCAGTCTGGCTCAGATCCTGAGGCAAGCAGTTCCGGAGGAACAAAGTCGCAGACAGAGACCGACACTTCGTCTGAAAGCTGAAAAGAACAGGTGTTCCTCCCTGGCAGCTGCAAAAGGGGGTGAAACCTCCCCCCTGGGAGGAACGCCTGTTCCAAATTGGAGAATAAAATGGAACGTTTTAAAATCGAAACCTTGGACCACTGGCACCTTATCGAGTGTGGCAAGGTCTACACTTATCCGACCACTGGTAACAGTCGGTCGGTGAAGGTTACGTTTTTCGCCACTGACAAGGTTATTGTCTGGGCGTCGTCTGATCCAGACTTTGAAAAGCCGGTTCCGGTCGCGTCCGGTGAAGGCTTGTTCTCGCTGGACGTCAACGTTGCTTCTGACCTTCTGGTGAAGGTTCAAGGCTCGTCGAAGACAACGGTTGTCGTCCGGGACCACGCTCGGAGACAGGCTTATATTCCGTCTGAGGGGGCTGAAAGTTTCCTCGAAACGGATATCACTCCCGCGCCTGTTGCTGGCTCGTATGAGCAGATTATCCGAGCGGTCAATGCTCAAAATGATGCGCGCTTCCAAAAGATGCGCGCGGAGATCGATCGGCTTCAAAAGAAAGCGGTTGATTAAGGCGAAAAGTCGCTGTAGCTCTGAGAGGGCTTGTAAGACCTCTTTAGTTACGCATTGAGCCGCAAGCTAGGGGGGTTCCGCTCACATACCGGAACCCCCTTTTTTGCGCCGTACAGCAAGCCTCAGACCCCTTCCCTAGCAGACCGACGCCGGAACCTCCACATAGTGGAGGCGGCGGTCTGCGTCCTAGCCAAATTTGCCTTCGCCAGATAGGTAAATTTGGCCGTGCATAGTTTCTCTCTTGATTAACTATGCACTTAGCGACACATTGGACAAAAGTTAGCTGTGAAAGGGCTCGAAGTATGTGTGTTAATCCATCTCAAGTTTATGTCTCCCGTGAGCAAGGTACGCTTTCTGTTCCGTGTCGCGATTGTCAGAGGTGCCGTTACAACAAGGTGCACGATTGGATCGGGCGCTGTTACGGCGAAATGCTCCATAGTTCTCAAACTGTGGTGCTAACTCTGACCTACCGGGATGATGAATATCGTGATCCAACGCAGTTGGTTTACGGCGATGTGATGTTGATGTTGAAGCGCTTGCGCAAAAAACATCCGTGCCGCTTCATCTGCACTGGGGAATACGGAAAAAGGAATGGGCGTGCCCACTTCCACATTATCCTGTTCTTTCAAGAGGATGTTCCGCTGTTCCAGTATCGTAAGGCCCAATGGCTTTGGGATTACTGGCCCCACGGCTATGTGTTTGCCGATTTGGCAAACTATGAGAGCCTTCGTTACGTCCTTAAGTACGTCCTGAAGGGCGATGAAGGGGAAAAGCCATTCGTTAGAATGAGCAAAAAACCGCTGATTGGTTTCAAGCACATTGAAAGCATGGCGGAAAGGGCTGTCGCCTTTGGCGCAAAGCCCAAAAATCCCGGTTATAAATTTGAAAAGATCAAGCTTCGGCAAGGGCCTAAAAAGGGCGCTTTGCGCCAGTTTTGGCTCTCTGGGCGTGCTCGTGAGGTCTATCTGGAAACGTTCCTCAAGCTGTGGTTTGAGAAATATGGCTCTGGTTGGTGTGAAAACAATCAGATGCTTATGGAGTTCCAACAGAAACAAACATCTCTGCCTTGGGCGGGTGATGCTCGCGAGCTTATGAGAAAACAAGTCGAAAGGGGCGCACCTTATGAGGTTGCGCTTAGAAAGGCCCTGACGCGCTATGACGCTCGGCCTATGGATTTCGAAACGCCTGTGAAGGTTGTGACCGTTCCGAAGGTTCAGGCTGCCTTTTTCGTCGGCGCACTTGGGGAAGTCGGCGGTCAAGCTATGATCGTAAAAACAGACCTTGGTAACTGGCAGTTGGTTGGCATTGCCGACCAGAAACTGCCTGTTTTCGAAGAGGACTGTTTCAAAGTGGTGCACAAATTGAAGGGGGTGGAAGTATGGCGCGTAAACCTAGAAAGTCGCGGGGAAATACGCGCGGCCCTAGAGGGCCGAATACGTCTTCTGGATCATCGGGTTCACCC